GGTGTCCGCTGCATTGATCGTGAAAGAGCCATTCCCAGATGCAGATCCGGTAAAGTCAAAGTCCCCCGTCAGGGGGTTGAAGATGATTGGCATGAGTCATTGCTAGTTCTGTTGTACTTGGATCCCAGAAGCTCCCAGGTTCCGTAGAGCCCCACCGCCATAACCATCGACCACAGTTCGGCCAGGGGGACCTTGTTCTCCTCGATCTCCTTTGAAACCACGGGGGCCTTGCTCCCCATCCACACCATCCTTTCCAGGCTTGCCGTCTCGGCCATCCTTTCCGTCCACGCCATCATGGCCTGGAGGCCCAGGAGGACCGATCAGGTAGATGCCATCAGGCCAGTCATCGACTTCCTTGGGTCCATAGATCACCCAGTTCTCGATGTCAATGCAGAACTCACCAGGCTCACCGAAGTCAGGATCAGGAGGTCCGTAGGAGTGGAGGACGCCAGGACCTCTGGGGCCTCGCTTGCCGTCAACTCCATCACGACCGTCACGTCCATCAACACCGTCAACACCGTCCTTGCCATCAACACCGTCCCGACCATTCTTGCCATCAGCACCATCCCTGCCATCCTCACCAGGGGGACCTGGAATCTCAGAACGATCAGGGATGAACGAAAGTCTGTTGTTGAATGGGTTGAAACTGAGAGGCATGACTACGACACACGTTGAACAGAAGTGAGGTTTCCAGAGCCGTCGTAGGTCATACTGACCGTGGCAACGATGGTCCCACCAGGACCACCATTCCGATAGACCACCATGGTTGGATTGGAACCAGAATAGGTCAGGCCGATGTAGTCGTGCTCAGGTACACTGAGGCCAGACTCAACCTGTTGAGTGGAGTACCTTCCGGCAGGTACGTTGGAAGTGGGCATGATCAGAACTCAATGTTTGAACGTTCCAGCTTGTCGAACACGTCCTGGCGGTAGGCGGGGTCATTCTCATAGCGAGGATCCTGCATGGCTCGGACCACCTCAGCCTGAGAACGAAACACTTCCCCAACAGTGCTGGGAGCCTTCCCTTGGATCATCTGACCCTCGTACCCAACAGACTCTTGGTAGTTGGAGTAGAGGCCCTTCATGGCCCAGTAGATCGCTTCGACGTTGCCCGAGTTCATGACTCGGTCATAGGCTTGGATCTCCCCAGGCTGGAGGTTCTGGGCAGCCCATTGGATCATGGATTGGTAAGCCTCAGGCCCACCAACCACGCCTTGGAGTTGAGTGGCCTCAGCTACCGAGAGTTGAGAGCCAGCCTGTTGGGCGTAGAGAGCCTCAATGGCTTTGGCCGCAGGTTCACCGATCTCATCGACGGTTTCCTGGGTCAGCTGGCCATACTCCTGGATCTCGTTGAAGAACTCAGGTTGCTCATTGCCAACCTCTTTGCCAACCTCATTGTCAACCGAGTCTTCAGTCTCAGCCTCAGCCTCGGAAGTGGGGGATTCATCCACTTTCTGGTTGCGACCAGAGAAGGCAGCTTGGAGTTCCAGGTAGGCCCGTTCCAGATCCTCAGCGGACTCAAACTTACCAGCCAGAAGTTGCTGTTCATCAACCTCCATCTGTTCACCAAGAGCCTCGTATTCAGCGAGTTGCTTCTCTTGGGCTTCAGTCTCCTCAGGAGTCTGAAAGGGGTTGTAATCAACCGTCGAGGTTTCCATGTGCAGTAAGAGTTTTGAGAGAGCCAATACCAACGGTTTCAACAAGGTTGGCGGGACGGCCTACAGTGGGCCTGCCAATCAACTTGGGACGTTTGGCGTACTTGTCAGGGTTGGTCTGAAGCTCCTCCTGAGAGACTTCGTTGGAGGGCTTGGGGTCCAGCTGGGTTCGCTTGGCCCGCACCGGCTTGGTCGGTTGGTTGGTTTCCATTGGTGAGTTCAGGGTTCTTGGAAGGATCGTTGATAGGAGCGGAGGCCAGAGCAGCCATTTGATCCGTCAGACTGAGATCCTTCTGAATGTTGATCTGATCTTGTTTCTGAGCCTGGATGTCCTGAGGGGTCTTAACGAGGTTCAGGGAATCGATGCCACGGGCAGCAACCAGACGCTTCACCAGTTCGATTGGGTTGAGCAGTTGCTGGATAGCATCAGGGCCAAGGGACGCGGCCAGGGCAGCAGTGAGTTGAGTCAGGCTGTCCCAGTCTTGACCTCGACCAAGGGCATTGATGCCAGCAACGATGGCAGGCTTGACGATGTCCTGAGGGATCTCAGGGATCCTCTTGGACTTCTGGAGGATGTCCAGCCGACGCCTGAGGTATGGAACCAGCAGATCCACAGTCAGCAGGGAGAAGAGACCACCCTGTTGCTGCTCCAGTTCCATCTGAGACATGCGGACTTCCTCAGCGGTAGTCCGTTCAGACTGGCGGGGCCTGAGTACAAGAAAAGCCTCAAGGATCCGTGCCTCAAGGCTTGCCACCATCTTCTCAGCAGTTTGAAGGTCCAGGGCCTTGTTGACCTGGACAGCAGTGAGGTCACCTTCCTTACCAGGGATGACATCTCCAGACTTGGCAGCCGTTACAGTGGCTGGCTTAGTGGAGGAACCAGGGTTCAGAAGGAAGACGACCTTGGAGCTTACGGAGGCAGCCTCTACCAGACTCTTCATCAGAGAGTCCAGGCTAATCAGGTCCCCAAGGAACTCCTCGACTCGTCCTCGACCGTAGCTCTCCCCATCGACGGTGTTGAACCGGAGGGGCAGCCAGGGAGACTTATCGATGTGAGCCTTGCCCTTGGAACCTTTGATGATGGACCCTTCAGCTTCTTGGTGCCAGAGGTGGAACTTCCCGACTCTCTTGACATGGGTGTAGATGTCACACTCGTCGTCAGAAACCTGATCGGGATCCGACTGGAGCATCTTGTTGAACTTCTCGTCAGGGATCAATCCTTCAAGGAGCCGTTTGGAGATCCGTTCTTTGGTGACAAGCTCAATCAGGTTATCGTTTCCGTCTCGGTCAATCACATAGCGATTCAGGGGGTAGAACTTCAGAGCATCCTTGCCCATGAAGATCAGCCCATTGCCACCTACGACGAGGTGACGCATGGCTTGGTGAATGATGACCCGATCAGTGGAAGCAGCAATGTCTTCCATGATCACCCGCTCGATCTTGGCAAAGGACTGGTCCAACTCGGACAGAACCTCAGGAGGGAGTTCCAACCGAGAGTCATCAAGCTGGAGCTTGAAGAACGAGAACTGAGGCGGGAGCAGGGCCAGCATGAGCTTGGAGGCCAGGGCAGTGACGCCTTTGGACCCAACGCTTTGCCAGGGAGTTACAAGAACAGCCCGACTGTTCTTCCCTGAATCATCGTCCTCACGAATGAGGTACGGAAGAGTCAGTTCAGAACACCGGACTGCTGTGGTGAGGTATTGGGAACGATAACCCGAAAGAGCGTCATAACGTTGACGCGCAGACATGGGGGGTTATGTAATAGTGAGAGAGGAGGCTCCAGAGCTTCGTGGGATGGTGAGCTTGCTGGTGCCTCGATTGAGGGTCTTGTTCTTGCGGCTGGTGGAGTCGGCTCGCTTGATGCCGATGTCTTCACCAGTGGAGCGGACATCGAAGGAGAGGCCAGGGACTAGGGCTTGCACCTGGGGCACCGGAGGAGCTACGGCAACAGGAGCATCCTGAGCAGGGGCAGCGGCAGCGGCAGCAGCTGGCTTGGCCTCTTCACCACCCTTGTAGAACAGGAAGCTCTGAGGGGCAATGACTGGATTCTGAGCACCAGCCCGACCAGCAGATTGGGCCATGATGCTGAACTGCCCAGGCACAGTGAAGGTGCGTTGCTCAGCACCTTGAGGAATGGCGGCTTGATTCTCAGCGAGCTTGTAACCTTCCTTCTCCCAAGTCTGCTTCTGAATGGTCAGGGCAGGATTGAGCTTGATCTGAGCCAGACGCTGAGCAGCCGTGAGTTGAGGTTGTTGGAAGGCCATCACTCAGCCTCCAGGCGATCTTGGACCCATTGGAGAACGGACTGCTGACCACCCATGAACATGAGATCGTTCATTGTGTCTTTGGGGTGGGGTGGACGTAGTGGAAACGCCTCCTTCATTTCGTTGAAGAGGCTTTGAGGAGACAGCTGAAGACCAACAGAAGCAGCAAGGTCAGATAGAGGTAGATCATACATAGCTGGGCAAGTCTACATTGTTGTGTTCAAAGAAGCTGATGACTCTAGCTCGCTGAGTCTCCTGTAGACCAGGAGCAGTGCCCTTGGCGTACAGAGAATCAGACTGAGCTATCCAGAAGTCTTTGTTGAGGTACTTGTTGTCTGGGGTGCCGAGTCCGTCCACCACCCATGCAACCGTTGCTCTCCGCAGCTGATTGAGGCTTTCTGTGGACTTGATGCCCAACTCGGAACAGACCATCGAGTGGATGGCGACGTGGGCTCTCTCGTCACGAGAGATGTCGGCAGATGTAGTCCGAATACCTGCGTCACCAAAGAAGCGATAGATTGGCAGGAGAACGAAGAACACACTCCGCTCAAGAATTGCAGCCTTCAGGATAGGATGCGAGGGATCATCGATCCAGGCTTGGATGATCCTGGAACCTTCTTTCTCGTACTGAGGAATGGTGCCATGGGCCTTGGCGACATAACCGAGGGCACGGTCATGGTTGATCTCATCCTTGATGTTGGACTGTAGTGATTTCTCAACACCAGGAGTCTTTGGAAGTTCCTTGGAAAGCCCTTCACCAAGGAATGTGGCCACGGGAAGCTCCAGGTCACGAAGAGCGAGACCACGAAAGATCGGGTCCTCTCCACCGTCAACGAGGGCTCCACGCTTGACCTCGACAGGGGTCCATGTCCGTTTGGTAGAAATGACTTGATCGTAGGGAGAAGTGTGTTTCATAGTGGGTTTCATTCAGCGCAGCTTGAGCAATGAGAATCGAAGTTACAGAGTAGTGGCTCCTCCTCAAACCTAAACAGGTCCCGGAAGTTATCATCGAGGACAGCAAGGGCATCATCCTTGCGCTGGGTGTCAGGCATAACCTGGAGGGAGTAGTAGATCGAGGTCTGGGGGCTTTGAAGCCATTCACGAATGAAGGCTTCGTCGTAGATGATCTGGTCCGACCAAGTGTTCATTGAGTAGCCGTGGAACAGGCCGGTCTCTTGGAACATGGCCACCAGCTGGTCCGCCACTCGCTTGAAGTCTTTCCAGCCCACCTCGGCAGCCGTCTCCACAGGCCCGTGGTCGTAGCTCTGAACCCCGAATGTGCCAGAGTCACGATCCACATAGCGGTCGACAGGAGGCGCAATCTCTGGGGCCAGGGTATAACCCTCAGAATCGGTGTAGCGGTAGGCGCAGGAGGCCGTAGGAGCGATGCAGAAGGCACGTTCCATGCCAGCTTGGCGAGCCAGGTTGGCAGCCTTCTGGATGCCCTGGTAGAGAGCCAGGGCCAGGTAGTCAGAGGACTTTCCACCTTCGGAGATGGTTCCCAGTTTGGGATCCTTCTGTCGAGCCCATTCCAGGCTGTGACCGAACTGCTTGTAGGTGACTCCATGGATCCTCAGGAAGTTGGCCAGACCAACCAGACCGAGGCCCACCTGGCGATCCTCAGAGGGGTCAAGGTAGTGGCCGGTCTCACCTACTCCAGTCTGAGAGTGGATTTCGATCAGTTCCGACATACCTTCGTAGAAGGCTTGGACAACCTGACCTGTATGGGCACAACGACCAAGGTTGACATGCTCCAGAAGGCAGGTCCCTCGTGAGCGAATCAGGATTTCCAGGCAAACGTTCCCGTACAGGCGTTCACCGTTGGCGTCGTAGCTGACCTTGTTGAGCCAGACATCACCACGACGAATGGCAGCAAGGAGATCAGCCTTGAAGGTACAGGCATCCCACCACTCCTGAGTGATGTCAATGCACCGCTTGACCCACTGGAGTTCAGAGCGAGGAGCTTCAATGAACTCCAGGGCATCAGGGTGGTTCAGGTCGAGGTGGACCACTACAGCCCCATTCTTGAAGATGCCTCCTCGACGGAGGACTTCATTGAGACTGGAGTAGATCCGAGCGAAGGACACAGGACCACTGGAAATCAGCCCACGACCGTTGTCCTGGCCCTTGGGACGGAGCTTGGACAGGTGGACTGCCACACCAGCAGCATTGCGGAGAGCATGGCTGACGTAGGCCCAGGAGTCCTCGATGCCGTCCCGACCTTCCATGGAGTCCTCCACAACAAAGACCGTGCAGGAAACTGGAAGGCGGGAATCAGGAGAGTCAAGCCAGTCCTGAACTCGGCCAGTACGGGAAATCAGTTCAGAAGGTTTGGGGAGAATCGGAGTGGTCATGAAGGTATTGAATCGCGGAGTTGAGAAGTGATGGGTTGTCTTTGAAGTGGCCTAGTCCAACATTGCAGTTGTGACAGAGAAGTCCTCGGATCAAGGCACTTGAGACAGGTTTTCATCAGACGAGGTCAGAGAGATCGGGTGGCTGGTAGTTCGGGCCTTTGGTGACCTTCCCCAACTCATTGAGGACAGGTTTGCCGTCATCACCGAGCTTGCTCATGTTGCTGATGAAGACCCGACGCATAGCTTCATCCAGGTCGTAACCCATCAGAGCTGCGTACTGGTAGCAGACGAAGACAAGATCAGCCAGTTCCTTGAGTTCCTCGGCTGTGTCAGGCTGCTCAGCCATGAACTCCTCAAACTCCTCCTCGATGCAATCGAGTTGGAGCATGAGGGCATCACCCTCATCCGGCTTGGTGCCAATCGGTTGACCCATCGCTGTCCTGAACGCCAGAGCCTGGCCAGA